TAGTTCAAAGTAGCGAAACTAAAAAAGCAACTATAAGTCAAGTTATAAATTATATTCATAACACAGATATTACTGCTTCTGATGGTGTTAATCTTGATTTAGACGATTCTCTTTATGATGACTCAAGAATGATTAAGTTAAGCTGGTCAGGTGGTTCTGGAAATATGGTTTTAAGTTTACCAGATGCTACAACTTCTAAAAGCACAAACAGAATTATAAGAATAGTAACAAATGGAGGTTTTAACACAAACACAAGAGTGAGATTAACTCCTATAGCTGGTCAAACATTAGATGGTTCATCTAATTATTATGAGTTAAATGTTTCTTATGAAGGATTAATGATTTGGTCAGATGGTTCTGAATGGTTTATAATCCAGAAAAAAGCATAAAAATCTAACAACCCTTTTTCATTTAATTACTTTAATAGTAAAATTAATTTTATAATACTTAATTTATGGAAAAACAAAAAGCTACATCAATTCTAAACGACATCATGGAGAGACTATCTCTAATTAAAAAAGATGACGTTAAAGAAGTTGAGCTTAAAGAAGAAGAAGTTCAGCTTTCTGAGCAGCTTACTGAAGTAGAAGAAATGTCTAAGGAACTTACAGAACTTGCTTGTCAAGAAGAAGTAGTTGCAGAAGAACTTTCTTCTGATGAGGTTGAAGCTGAAAAATTAGAAGAAGAAGCTCCTGTAGAGGAAGTTTCTGAAGAAATTGAAATGGACGAAGATAAGTACGTTTCAAGAGAAGAATTTGATTCTAAAATCAAATCAATTATGGATAAGATTGATGAGATGAAGTTAGGTTACGATAAAGAAAAAGTTTCTATGAGTAAACAAATAGAAGAGCTTTCTAAAGAACCTGCTGCAGAACCAATCAATCAAGGTTCAGAGAATGAACCACTAAAGAAAATATTATATGCACAGAATAGAGCATATACTACTAAAGATAGAGTATTAAACTCAATTTATAACATTAATAATTAAATAGATTAAAAAATGGCTACAACCACTTCAATTACTACTACTTATGCTGGGGAATTTGCTGGTAAGTATATTTCTGCTGCATTACTATCTGGTGATACTTTAAATAGAGGTAACATCGAGATTAAACCTAATGTAAAGTTCAAAGAGGTAATCAAAAAAGTTGCAACTGATTCTAACGTAATCAAAGATGCTACTTGTGATTTTACTGATACTGCAACTGTTACATTGACTGAAAGAGTTTTACAACCTGAAGAGTTCCAAGTGAACCTTGAGTTATGTAAAAAAGACTTTAGAAGCGACTGGGAAGCAGTTCAAATGGGCTACTCAGTATATGACAACCTACCTCCAAAATTCTCTGACTTCTTAATCGGGCACGTTGCTGGATTAGTTGCTGAGAAAACTGAATCTAATATCTGGGGAGGTGTTAACGGAAACGCTGGTGAGTTTGACGGATTTACAGTTTTAATGGCTGCTGATTCTGATGTAAACGATGCTGCTAATGGTTCTGAAACTTCATTTACTTCATCTAACATCGTTACTTTATTAAGTAATGTTGTTGATGCAATTCCAAATGCAGTTTACGGAAAAGAGGATTTAAAAATCTTCGTTCCACCAGTTGCATACCAAGCGTATATCAGACACTTAGGAGGATATGGTGCTAACGGACTAGGAGCTCAAGGTTATGATAATAAAGGAAACCAATGGTATAACAGCAATGCTTCAATATCTTTTGAAGGTATCGAAGTTGTTTATACACCAGGTATGCCTTCTGACCATGCTGTTGCTGGACAAAAATCTAACTTATACTTTGGTACAGGATTAATTGCTGACCATAATGAAGTAAAAGTATTAGATATGGCTGACTTAGATGGTTCTCAAAACGTAAGAGTTGTTATGAGATTTACATCTGGTATTCAGTATGGAATCGGTTCAGATTTAGTATTATTAACATTAGCTTAATAATTAAATAATTGTATAACATAAGAAGGGTAGGTGGTGTATTCTACCTGCCCTTTTTTATTAAAAAATAAAATATTATGGCTTGTGATTTAACATTAGGAAGAAAAGAACCATGTAAAGACGTAGTTGGTGGTATTAGAGCTGTCTATTTCACAGATTTTGGTGATTTAGGCACAATAACACTTACTAATGATGAGATTACAGATATGAGTGGAGAATTTACTGCATTTAAATATGAAGTAAAAGGAAATTCATCATTTGAGCAAAACATCACCTCGTCAAGAGAAAATGGTACAACTTTCTTTGAACAAACATTAAACTTAACATTACATAAATTAACAAAAGAAGATAATAAAGAATTAAAACTTATTGCTTTTGGAAGACCTCATGTAGCTGTTGAAGATTATAATGGAAATGTATTTTTAATGGGTAGAGAGCATGGAGCTGATGTATCTGGTGGTACAATAGTTACTGGTGCTGCTATGGGAGATTTAAGTGGTTATACACTTACTTTATCTGCTATGGAAACTTTACCTGCTAACTTTGTTGCTAGTCCAACTTCTGCTGACCCTTATGCTGGAATGAGTAGTGCGACTGTAACAGTAACAGTAGGAACTAATTCTTAATAATTAGATATACTTTGTGAATTTAAAAGAGGGGTACTTTATGTATCCCTTTTTTTATGCAAACAATTTATTATATATTTATTATTTATAATATGATAATATTAACAACATCAACAAGTTCGCAAACTTTTAAGATAATTCCTAGAAGCGCACCGAGCTCTGTTACATTTAATCTTACTGATAAATCTAAACGTACTACAACTACAGTTTCAGTCTCAGTAAGCAATTCAAACGGATATATGTCAATTACTGGCACATTTGGATTAATTGCCAATAGATTTTATTCGTTTGTAGTAAAAGATGGTAATACAATTATATATAGAGGAAGTATATTTTGTACTGACCAAACTGACTATAACGTATTTGATGTTCACTCTGGAGATTATACTACAGAAAACTCATACGATAATGATTTTGTAATAATATGACAAAAAAGACAAACAGAGCTATGAGAAGAAAACTTAGTGCTCCACAACCAAAATTAGAAATACAACAAGGTAAAATCCATGTTGTAAATCTTGCCTCCTATACAAGACCTGAGATTAATGAAAGATATAATCAAGATTGGATTGAATATGGAGATGATAACAATTATTTTCAATACTTAATAGATAGATACAACGGAAGTCCTACAAACAATGCTGCAATTAATGGTATTGCAGAAATGGTATATGGTAAAGGATTGGATGCTGTTGATAGTATTGATAAACCTGAAGAATATAAAGAACTCAAAGAATTATTCACTAAGGATTGTATGAAAAAGATATGTTATGACTATAAAATGATGGGTCAAGCTGCACTTCAAATAATCTATTCTAAAGACCGTTCTAAGATTGTTCAGGTAGAACACATCCCTGTAGAGACGTTAAGGGCAGAGAAGGTAAATAATCAAGGTATAATCAAGCATTATTACTATGCAAAAGACTGGTCAGAAATAAAAGGCAGTAAAGTGCCAAAAAGAATACCTGCTTTTGGAACAAGTAATGCAGGATTAGAAATACTTTATATCAAACCTTATAGAGCAGGGTTTTATTATTATTCTCCTGTAGATTATCAAGGAGGTTTACAATACGCAGAGCTTGAAGAAGAGATAGCGAATTACCATATTAATAATATACAGAACGGTCTTGCGCCTAGTATGCTTATTAACTTTAATAATGGTGTACCTACGGAAGAACAAAGAGAAATGATTGAAAGAAGCATACAAGAAAAGTTTAGTGGTTCGTCTAATGCTGGTAGATTTATATTGGCATTTAATGATAGCAAAGACCTTGCAGCTTCTATAGAACCTGTCATACTTTCTGATGCTCATGAACAATACAGATTTTTATCTGATGAATCTATGAGAAAAGTTATGGTATCACATAGAATTGTATCTCCTATGTTGGTAGGTATAAAAGATAATACTGGTCTTGGCAATAATGCTGAAGAATTACAAACAGCATCAATTCTAATGGATAATACTGTTATAAGACCTATGCAAGTTACTATACTTGATGAATTAGAAAAGATATTAGATTACAATGGTATTGAATTAGATATATACTTTAAAACATTACAACCTCTTGAATTTACTGATTTAACAAATGCGATTACTGATGCAGAAGTTGAAAAGGAAACAGGTATAAAAAAAGAGGACCAAGAACCAGAACAAGAAGTCGAACAACCTGAAAATATTGAAGAATAATGGCAACAGCACTATTTATAAAAAGGTCAGATATTGTAAAAAATACAGCATTAAATGCTAATGTTGATACAGATAAATTTATACAATTTATTGCTCTGGCTCAAGAGATTCATGTACAGAATTATTTAGGTACTGATTTATATGATAAAATTAGTGCAGATATAATTGCTGGTACGTTAAGCGGTGATTATTTAAGTTTAGTAAATGATTACATACAACCTATGTTAATTCATTTTGCTATGATTGAATATTTACCATTTGCAGCATATTCTATATCAAATGGAGGTGTATTTAAACATAATTCAGAAAATAGTTCTCTTGCCAGTAAAGATGAGATTGACTTCTTAATTCAAAAGGAAAGAGATTATGCTGAATATTATGCGCAGAGATTTATAGATTATATGAGTTTTAATGCACCAAGTAAATTTAGTGAGTATTATAGTAACAACAATGAAGATATATATCCTGATAAAGATACAGGGTTTCATGGATGGCAACTATAAAAAAGACATATAAACCTAAACAGGTTAATCAAAAAAAACTATTAACTTATCTGAATAAGATAAATAATAAAACAAATAAATAATGGCTTCATTATCAGGAAATAAAATAAAAGATACTTATCAGTCATTAATCAAACTAACAGATAATGGCAATTTAACCACAGGAGCTAAACAACTTACTGATGGTTTTGGCAATAATTCTCCTTTATATATCTCTACAACTCAAATAGGTATAGGAGTAACACCAGAAGCAACTTTTGACCTTCACGTTTATCAAAATGCAAAAGTAGGAGGTAATTTAACAATAACAGGAGATTTAACAGTAAACGGAACAACAACAACTGTAGGAACAGATACATTATCTGTAAAAGACCCATTAATAGTATTAGCTAATAATAACACAAGTGCAGATTCAGTAGATATAGGATTTTATGGTAAGTACGCACCTAGTGGAACAACTTTATACGCAGGTCTATTTAGAGACACAGGAGACAATAAATTTAAACTATTTAGAGATTTAGAAGAAGAACCAACAACTACAGTTAATACAAGTGGTACAGGTTATACTAAAGCAGGTTTAGTTATTGGCGGTTTAGAAGCAACAACAGGGAGCTTTGCTGATGATATAACTTTAGCTGCTACAAAACGTCTTAAATATGCAGATGAAAAAATTATTATAGGTAACACAAATTCAACCTTAGGCAATCAAGCAATTAGTTTAGGTTACGATGCGGACTCTACAGGAAATCAATCTATCGGTATAGGTTATAACCCTGAAGCAAGTGGAACATATTCTGTAGCTATTGGATATAATGTTACAGCTAGTGGTACAGGCACATTTGTTTTTGGAACGAGTGGTTCTCATAGTGATGATAACACTCTTGTTGCTAGTGGGTTAGATTTAAAAGTTACAGGTACAGGACAAAGTAGTTTTGCAGGACAAGTTACTATACCTGCTACTCCAAGTGCAAGTACAGATGCAGCAAGTAAAGGATATGTAGATAGTCAAGTAGGTGCTAATAACGAATTATCAGAAGTATTAGCAAACGGAAACACTACAGGAGGTACAGATATATCGGTAAGTAGCGGAGACGATATTACTTTTGCAGATAGCAGTAAAAGTATTTATGGTGCAGGTAGTGATTTACAAATATATAGTGACGGAAGTTACAATTATATTCATTGCACAAGTAATGAATTAAGAATAAGGTCAAATACTTTAAGATTACTTAATTCGGCTGGTACAGCAAACTATATAACTGCTGATAATTTACAAGCAGTACAATTATACTATAATAACTCTAAAAAGTTTGAAACTACAAGCACAGGTGTTACAGTTACAGGCGCAGTTAGTGCAACTACTTTTAGTGGTCAATTAGATGGAACAATAAGTTCTGCAACTACAGCTACAACTCAAAGTGATGGAGATAATTCTACTAAAGTTGCTACAACTGCTTATGTTGATACAGCTATACAAGGACACGATACATTAGCAGAAGTTTTAGTTGGCGGAAATACTACAGGGGCAACTAAAATAGAAGTAAACAACACTTCAAGTGGAATAGATTTTATAGACAATGCAAAAGCAAGATTTGGAACAGATGATGATTTAGAAATATATCATAATGGTACAAACGCAGTAATTGATAATGGTACAAATAATATAGTATTTAACGTAGCAGGTAAAACTATAATAAATTCAAGCAGTACAGACAATGAATTAAATTTAGGACACAGCTCAGGAAACTGGTTTGCAAAAGCAACTAATAGTAATACACTTATAATAGGTAGCGAAAGTAATGCTACAAACAATATAACGCTTGACACTACAAATGGAGGAAGTGCAACTTTTTCAGGAGATGTTACTGTAACAGGTGGCGATTTAACTTTAGGTACTGATTCAATAGCTTCTAATATTAATGCAGTTGGAGATGTTTTAGGTATTAATGTGGATAGCAATACAGGTGGAGGTGCAGGTGCTAATATTCAATTAAAAACAGCAGGAACTACACAACTTACAATTAATAGTTCATCAGCAACTTTTGCAGGTCGAGTAGGAATAGGACAATCTGCAGGTACTGCTAAATTAGAAGTAGCAGGTGAAGCGAGAGTTTATACAGGTTCAAATCTAGGTTACTGGGGTGTTGATTCAGGTAATTCTTATGTTTACTTTGGTACAAATACATCAGGATATGGTTTGTCTTTTCAAACTAGTGGTTCTGAAAGAGTTCGTATAGACAGTTCAGGTCGAGTAGGAATAAATCAAACTTCTCCTAGTTCATTTTTCGCTAATGCTTCTCAATTAGTTATTGGAGATGGAAGTACAAGTAGAGGTATGACTATTTATGGTTCAAGTGCAGGTGATAGTCAGATATTTTTTGCTGATGGAGTAACAGGAGACCAACAATATAGAGGAATATTTAGATATGAGCATTCTTCAGATGCTATGGTTATGTTTACTTCAGCCACAGAAAGAATGCGTATAGATAGTTCAGGTACTGTATCTATTGGAAGTTCTGCTACATCAACAGATAGAAGGTTTCAAGTAACAGGAACAAATACAGATTTATCTGCAACTACAACACAATTTGGTATTGTAAATAATCCTACATATCCTAACACTATAACAAGCAATATTTATAACTTATATACAGGGCCTAATGTAACAAGTGGAGCAACACTAACTAATTTATATAATTTATATTTAGAAGCAAATAATTATTCAGGTTCAACTGTAACAAATTCATATGGTTTATATCAAGCAGGTACTTCTGACAAAAATTATTTTGCAGGAAACGTAGGAATTGGAGTAACTTCGCCTTTAGGTAGTTCTAAATTGCACGTTTCATCAGCCAATGGAACAGCTTATACTTCAAATGCACAATTAAGAGTAAGTGGAGGTGCTACTAATAATAATAGAGCAACTATTTTATTTAGTGATGATGCTTTATCAGATGGTAAACTGTCTTATTACCCTGCAAGTGGTACAAGTGCATATTTTTCATTATCTGCGAGAGGTACAGAAGCAGATTTTATAGTAAAAGCAGATGGAAACGTAGGAATTGGATTGACTAGTCCTGCGGCTAAATTAGAGGTTTATGGAAATGTACAAAACAACACTACAAGTATAGCTAATTCTGCTGCTTACATACGAGGAGCAGATGTAGGTATAGCTATCGGTCAATCGGCTTCTTCTCCATACGGTACTTGGGTTCAATCTCAAAGAAATTCAGACGGAGTAACTTTTCCTTTATCATTAAATCCATCGGGTGGTAATGTGGGAATTGGAACAACTTCGCCAAATGCTAAATTAGAAATTGGTAGTGGTCAAGCAAAAACTGTTACATCTGGTGTAGAATGGGCAAGATTTGGAACATCAAATGAAGCATCAAATTATGCAACTCTAACTTGTGAAGTAAAAGGTGGAGCAACGGCTGCTGATAGAAAATGGATATTTCAAACAATAGAATCTGGAGTTGCTAATGCAGGTAATATAATTTTTCAACCTTCTGGTGGAAACGTAGGCATTGGTACTGATTCGCCTAGAAATGATGCAAATTTTGTTACTTTACAAGTTGGAAACACAACAACTGGAGGTTCTCAAATAGTATTAGATGACAACGATACAAATGGACCTTGGAGAATCATAAGTAATCAATCTTTAATAATTAATGATGATGCAACAGAAAGAATGCGTATAGATTCTTCAGGAAATATCAAAACTGGGGATAATATAAAAATTATGGGGACTACTTTTGGTGATAGCTTTTTATCATTTTCATCAAATGGCAATACAGTATTAAAAGCAAATGATGATGTTGTAATTGGATACTCTAGTAGTTTGTATGTAAAACAAGGTGGAAACGTAGGAATTGGAACATCTTTGCCTGGATATATGCTTCACGTGCAAAGTAATAGTTCAAGTACATCAGCTGCTTTTTTTAGACCTAATGTTATTGGGTCAGGAGACCCTGCTGAACCTACAACTGTTTTTATTGATGGACAAAAAGCCGCTGCATTAGATATAAATAGATTTTATTCTCACGGAACTATAGTAAATATAAGACAAAACAATTCTAATGTAGGTAGCATAAGCGTTACAGGTGTTGCTACGTCTTATAACACATCTTCAGATTATAGATTAAAAGAGAACGTAGTTGAAATGACTGATGCTTTAGATAGAGTAAGTCAATTAAAACCTAGTAGATTTAATTTTATAGGACACGAAGAAATAGTAGATGGATTTTTAGCACACGAAGTAAGTGATATAGTGCCAGAAGCAATTACAGGTACTAAAGATGAAGTAGATGCAGAAGGCAATCCTGTTTATCAAGGAATAGACCAAAGTAAATTAGTACCATTATTAGTTGGTGCGATACAAGAATTACAAAAAAGAATAGAAATATTAGAAAATAAATAATTATGGCAAATACTTATAATTGGAGAATTAACGCATTAGATGCAAAAATCCACGAAGGAGATAACGATAATGTTATCTATACTGTACATTGGAGCTACATAGCTACTGATGAGACAGGCGAGTATTCAGCAAGTAGTATTGGTACTATGGGCGTTGAATATAATCCTGAAGAACCTTTTATTGAATATGCTGACTTAACTAAAGAAGATGTAGTCGGATGGTTAGAAGAAGGTTTAGATGTTGAAACGATGAAATCTAGTTTAGACAATCAAATAGAGTTAAAGATAAATCCAGTTGACGAAACACTAAGACCTGACTGGGATTAATTTATTATATTTGAATAAAATTTAATATTATGTCAAAAATTACAAAAGAAGAACTAGAAACTTTATCAGAATCACAAAAGAAGTACGCTGCTATAAAGCACGACTTAGGACAACTTGAAGTACAGAAACACGGATTATTACATATGTGGGCTGCTATTCAAGAAGAAGATAACAAATTCAAACAAGAGCTAGAAGAAAAGTATGGTAAAATAAATATCAACTTAGAAGATGGTTCTTATGAAGAAATAAAAGAAGAAGAACAAGATAAAAATTAATTAAAATGAGCAAACCAAGTGAAATAGGAGAAGACACTAAGCTAACCTTAGATTTAAAAACAATCGGAATAGTTATAGCTGGAGCAGTTTCACTTGCTTTAATGTACACAGACCTTAATAAAGAAATTGAGGTTGCCAAAGAACTACCTAAACCTGAATTAACAAGAACAGAATATGATTTAAAAGACCAGTTAATCAGGGAGACTATTGAAAATACAGCAGAGCAAGTGCAAGAAAACTCAGAGAAACTAGACAAAATAGATGAGAAATTATATGAAATTATACAGAGATGAAAAAAATACTTGCCCTGATTGCATTTTTTGTATTTGCAATATCCAGTAGTCAAGAATATACTGTATTACACATTAATAGTTCTTGGAATTGGAAAAACGATTATAAGCATCTTAATAAAATAGAAGGTGCTAAAATTGTAAAGGCTTTATTAGAAGAACAAAATCCTTCAATAAAAAGTCAAATAAAAGCTGTACCTGTAATATTTATTTATAAAGATAGAAGCGTTATAGGTAGATGGGATGCTGATATTTCATTAACTATAAAAGCATCTGTTGAAGAAATACAAGATGTAATAAATAAAAGTAAATATACAAGAAGAGCATCAACTAACTAATAAATTATGATAAGCAAACATATATCTGAAAAAGAAGCAACAAAAAGTGTTACAGCTCTAAGATTAGGTATAGACAATACACCTAATGGAGATTCTCTAAGTAATATGAAATTAGTTGCTGAAAAAGTATTTGAACCATTAAGAGATTGGGTAGGTGGTCCAATCAAAATAAATTCATTTTATCGCAGTACAGCTTTAAATGAAGCTATCGGAGGAAGTGGTCGGTCTCAGCATTGTCAAGGACGTGCACTTGACCTAGATGATATATATGGTTATAAAACAAATGCAGAAATGTTTGCATATATAAAAGATAATCTTGATTTTGACCAAATGATTTGGGAGTTTGGCAATGAAGATAATCCTGATTGGGTTCACGTTTCTTATGTAAGTGAAGAAAAGAATAGAAACAAGATACTCAAAGCAGTAAGAGATGATGGTAAAACTAAATATATAGATATAACAAATGGCTGATAAAAAGAAATTTAAAGATACTACTGTAGGTAAATTATTATTTGGTGCTGCAACAGTTGTTTCACCACAACTAGGTTCTATATTAAATGGAGTTACATCTCCTAAAGATGCTATTGCAGAAATAACAAAAGCTAAAATACCTACAGAAGATAAAATAAAACTACAAACATTAATTTATGAGCAACAAAATAAAGAAATGGAAGAAATTAGTACAAGATGGAAAGCTGATGCAGCTAGTGATAGTTGGCTTAGTAAGAATGTTCGTCCTATTGTGCTTATTTGGTGTATTGTGGTGTTTAGTTTTGCTGGTATATTGGATTCAGTTGATTCAATACCTTTTAACATAGGCACTACATGGAACGATACATTTGAAAAAGTTATGATGGCTGTTGTATTAGCATATTTTGGTGGTAGAACAACAGAAAAAGCAAGTAGCATTATCAAAGGTAAATAATGGCAAAAAGAGCGGCTGTACATATCTATAAATCTAATAGTCGCAAAAGAAAAGGCGTACACGCTAAAACAAAATCAAGTAAAGTAAAATCAAGTAAGAACTATCTTAAACGATATAAAGGACAAGGAAAATAAATTCAATAGGTATATTTTTCCTCCTTTGTGAATTTAATAGGTATTTTTTACTATCTTTGTGAATTCAATAGGGTGTTTTATTAACTCTCATTGATTTTCTTTGTTTTCATTGTTGAAAAAGAGTGGCTATAAAAAGTTGCTCTTTTTTGTTTTGCATATGACAATTTTTGTATATATTAGCAATATGAAAAATTTGCAAAGTAAATTGGTGAATGTTCAAGCGACCTTGAAAGCACCTAAAAATCAACGAAACAATTTTGGTAATTATAATTATAGAAGTTGTGAAGACATTTTAGAAGCAGTCAAACCTATATTAAAAAAAGAAGGTTTAACTCTTATGTTATCAGACACTATAAATAACGAACCATTATATGTTATTGCTACTGCTACTATTTCTGATGGTACAGATAGCGTGAGTGTATCTGCTCAGGCAGGTATTGACCCTAATAAAAAAGGGATGGATGTTGCACAAAGTTTTGGTGCATCTAGCAGTTATGCAAGAAAATACGCTTTAAACGGCTTATTTTTAATAGATGATACCAAAGATGCTGATGCGACTAATATGCACGGAAAAGTGTCTAAAACGGCTTCTAAAGGCACATTAACCGATTCTAAACAATGGCTACAAAAAGATTCTGTTCAATTTAACAATGTTTTAAAGGCAATTAAAGAGAAAGGATTTACAATGGCTGATGTAAGACAAAAATACAAAGTAAGTAAAGAAGTCGAAAGTTTATTAACAAATTAAATTTAATTATTATGAATGAAAAAAAGTATGTCGGTAGTGGAAAAAAAGTTGGAAACTACGATTTAGTTAATTTCACTATTAGTGAAGACAAGACCAAAGATGCTTGGATAGAGTATAATGGCAGAAGGTTTTTAAAGATGACTATTGGTAAAAAGAAAGAAGTTGACCAATATGGTAAAACACACTCTATTTGGTTAGATGAGTGGAAGCCAGATGAAAAGTCAGAACCACAAAAAACGGAAACTGATTTACCATTTTAGTTTAACATAATCTTAGAGTGCCTAGCACTTTTCATGTTATATTTTTAGTTGTTTATTTACAGCTAGGCACTTTGAGATTAAAATAATGAAACAATGAATAATTATATCAATATTAATTTAGCATTTATGAATACAAATTTATCTATACAAGAATCGGCAGTTTTATCATATATTAGTTCTTTGGCAATAAAAAAGAATTATTGTTATGCTTCTAACGAAGCGATATGTAATGCCTTGAAACTCAACGATAGAACTTTATATAGAATATTAAAAAAACTAGAAGACAAAGAATATATTAAAAGGGAAACAAAAAGTATTGGAAACTACGGAAAGCAAAGAAAAATATTTATTTCTGCAAATGCCAGACTTGTCAGTTCCTTGTAATACATAGTGTAATATATAATAAATATATAACATAGTGTAATATATAATATAATACATAATGTAATACAAAGCAACAATGAAAACAGAATTTGAAAAAATTGGTATATTGCCAAAGGGTAATAATACACAACAAAAAGTAAAGTGCCCAAATTGTTATAAGATAGGCAAAGAACATTATAACGACCCCTGTTTAAGTATAAATCTTGATTCTGGGGTTTTTAATTGCCATAAATGTTCGTGGCATGGTAAAGTAAAAACAGAATATTATATGCCTGAGAAAAAAGTATATCAAAAACCTGTAAAGAATAATCTAAAGAAGCTCAATTTAAAATGTAAGAAGTTTCTTACCAAAAGAGGAATTACAGAAGAGGTTATTGAAGCAAACAAAATTATATCTACAAAAGATGGCAATAGTATTGTGTTTCCATACTTTAAAAACAATGAGCTTATAAATTATAAAACTCGTGGTATTAATGATAAAATATTTACACAAAGCAGAAATGGTTTGCCAATTATATATAACTATGATAGGGTTGCCAATGAAAAATTAATTATTATTTGTGAAGGAGAAATAGATTCATTGAGTTGGGAGGTAGCTGGTATTACTTGGCATACTTCTGTAAATATGGGTGCTCCTAATGTACACGATAAAAACATAGATAAAAAACTAGAATGTATATCTAATAGTTATGAAGTGTTTGAACAAGCTGAACGAATTTATATAGCTACTGATGAAGATGACAATGGTAGATATTTGTCTGAAGAATTAGTTAGAAGATTTGGAGCAGAAAAATGTAAGATAGTTAGTTTTAAACCTTATAAAGATGCTAATGAGGTTTTACAAAACGAAGGAGTAGAATCCTTAAAAGATAGAGTTAGAAATGCTATTGACCCAAAAGTTGAAGGTATATTTGGCATTGATGATATATTTGATTCAATGCTAGATAATTATAGAAATGGTCAAGAGAGAGGTACAACAACTTATATACCAAGTGTAGATTCTGCATGGACTTGGAGAAATGGAGAGTTAAATATTTGGACTGGCTATCAAAATGAAGGTAAGAGTATGTTTTTAAATCAGTTGGCATTATTAAAAGCATTTTTTGATGGTTGGAAGTTTGGAGTATTTTCACCTGAGAATATGCCAATCAATGACTTCTTTAATGATTTAATTGAAACTTATATTGGTAAAAGTGCCGACCCATTTTTTACTAATAATTATATGAGTGAAGATGAGTTTAGAAAGGGTATGGCATTTATGAAAAAACACTTTTTTATAATATATCCAAAAAAAAGTTATAAATTAGAAGATATATTTGACAGAGCTAAGTTTTTAGTGAAGACAAAAGGTATTCGTTCTTTGATTATTGACCCTTACAATACAATTCAACATAGGATGCAACATGGAGAGAGAGAAGATTTGTATATAAGTAGATTTATGAGTGAGTTAAAAAGGTTTGCTATTGAAAATAAAATATCAATTCATTTAGTAGCACACCAAGTAACACCACAAAAAGATGACAACAACAAATATTTTAAACCTGATTTAAACAGGATTAAAGGTGGGGGAACATTTTCGGATAAAGCAGACAATGTATTGTTTGTGTGGAGACCAAATAGAGCAATAGACTTTTCTGATACTTCAGTAATATTTGGCAGTCAAAAGATAAAGAAGCAAAAACTCGTAGGTTATCCCCAAGAGATACATGGCATAACTTTCGATAGAAAATCATCGAGATATTATTTTCATAATGAAACACCATTTGAAGATATAGATAAGTTTCGATGCGAAGAAGAGCAAGAGTAGATGCTAACCAAAAAGAGATAGTTGCCAAGCTAAGAGAGTTTGGTTGCTCAATCTTACACACACATCAATTAGGCAAAGGAGCACCAGATATTATTATTGGATTTAATAATCGAAACTATTTAATAGAATTAAAAGATGGTAGTAAAACAAAATCTCAACAGAAACTCACACCAGATGAGGTTGAGTTCCAGAATGAATGGAAAGGGAACTATCATGTATGCAATAGTTTTGAACAAGTTAAATCTATATTGGTTGAGTAAGATACTAAACATATTGGCAAAAAGACATACTGAATGGTTGAGAATGGCTTCTAGTTTTAAAATTAATAATGAAGATGCCAATGAGATTGTACAAGAAATGTATATAAGGATGCACGATTATACAAAAGACATTGAAAGAATTATGTACAATGAAAAAGAAATAAATACTTTTTATATATATATTACAATGCGAAACATTTATTATAGTAAATTCTTGCAGTTTGGCAAGTCTGTAAAAAACAAAAAGATATTTTTATTTAGTGAATTTAACAGAGATGATATATATAAATTATATGAGGATGTTGTAGAAGACTATAATGATTTTATAGATAATTACGAAAAAAAGGTTAAATTAGAAGAGTTGTTTGATGTCATTGATAAAGAAATTGATGACTGGTATTGGTATGACAAGAAATTAACTAGGTTGTATTTTAATACTAAAATGAGTATGAGAGACATAAGTAAAGAAACAAAAATAAGTTTAAGTTCAATATTTAATACATTAACAAATGCCAAAGAAAAAATCAGAAAAAAAGCAAAAGAGCATTACAAAAAGTACAAAGAGTAAAGGTTTAGGAGATACTTTAGAAAAAGTATTTAAGAAAACAGGAATTGACAAAGTAGCTAAATGGGTATTAGGTGAAGATTGTGGTTGCGATGATAGAAAAGAAAAGCTCAATTATTTATTTCCATATTACAAACCAGAGTGTTTAACAGAAGATGAATTTAAATATCTTGATAAATATTTTAAAGAAGATAAAAAAACAATTCATCCACAAACACAACAGAAGTTGTTAAAGATATTTAACAGAGTGTTTCATCAAAATAAAAAAATGACTAGTTGTAGTTCATGTTTTAAAACTGAATTACACAATAAATTACATAGAGTGTATATCGAATATTTAGATGAGTAGTTTAATAAGAAACAGAAAAAAGGTTAGACAAGTTATAGATTTTACAGGAGTGCAAAATGGTAAAATGCACCCTAGCGATATTGATGCTGTGTTAGAGTTTGATAATGAGATACTTATACTTATTGAAGTAAAATATAAATATAAAAAGATACCTACTGGTCAAAGATTATTATTAGAGAGATTATGTAATTCTTGGCATACAAAAAAATCTATTGTATTAAAAGTTGAGCATGATTACGAAAGTGATGAAGAGAATATACCATTAGAAAATTGTAAAATAACTGCAATATATTATGATAATAAATGGATTTATTATAGTGAGGGTTATGAATTTAAGAGATATATAAATAAGCTCGGTGAAAAATGGGAATGTAAAAAGTGCTCCTTTTAAACAAATCTAATAGTTTTTATTATTTATATATGCCACTAATAAAACCAAAGAGATACGAACAAAGAGAAAACTTCTTACAGAGGTTTATGAATAACGCCAAAATGATTTTAGAATATCCAGACCCTAAGCAAAGATATGCAGTTGCTATGGATATTTGGAAAAAGAAATTTAATTAACCCTGCATCCTGCAATCATTCCGTCACTTAACACCATTGGGTGTGGGGTTTTTTAAATAAAACTTGCATAATTAATTAATTATTATTTAATTTGTTTATAACAATGAAACAATGAGAATAATATTACTACTATTAATTATGTTTATACAAAGTTGCACAAAGGAGAATTGTGATTTAGAATATTATCCTTCGCCTCCTAGACTTGAGCCATACCATGTCGAGTATGGAGATTACAATGTCAAATATGTTTATATATGTATAAATGGTTATAATGAAGTGTATAACTATTATGTCTCAGGTGATTGTTGGGAACTAAATTATTCACAAAATTATAATTACGATTGTCAATGAAAGACTTATTTACAACATTAGATGGCGAAGTTTGGGATAGAAACGAACTTGTCGAAAAAGCCATACAAGATAAATTCTATTATGGTTATTTATCAACTGCTTGTTTTTCAAGTAGTGCTGTTAGCAAATTATTAAAATCTCCTAGAGAATATAAAAAGGTAGAAGACTTACCAACTGAATCTGATGCACTTGCACAGGGATATTTATTTCATGCAAGTATTTTAGAACAGGATAAATTTAATGAATGTTTATTCTTAGATGTGGCAACTAAAGCCAATAAGCAATACAAACTTGCCAAAGCTGAAAGATGGGATGTCTTTACAATGAAAGATAGAGACAAAGCATTAAGAATGCGAGATAGATTTTATAGTTGCAAGGAAGCTAGTGATTTAATATCTGATTGTGAGTTTGAAGTACCACAAGTAGATTATTTATTAGATTATCCTTTTAGGGCAAAAGCTGATGCACTTGGTAGTTTGCTTGTAGATTTAAAAAGTACAAGCGACTTGAATAAATTTAAGTATAGTGCCAAAATATATAATTATGATAGTCAATGTTATATCTATTGTAATATGTTTGGCAAATCTTATAAGGATTTTAGATTTGTTGTTATTGATAAAACACCTACAAATGAAATAGGAATATTTGATGTAAGCGAGGATTTTTATTATAGTGGCGAACAAAAAGTAGAGATGGCATTGAATGTCTATGAAAGGTTTATTAAAAATGAATTTAACTTAAATGATTACTTAGTTATAGATACTTTGTAATGAATAATATTTTATACCTAGATAAAGAAGAATGCTACTTAGACACCTTATTATGTTTGCAAACAAATGTAACAACGCTTACAGATGCAATGATGATACTAAAACATTATGAAGATACTGAAGAATATGAGTGTTGTAGTGGCATATTAAAAGCAATAAATGAATACAGAGAATCTATTAAAATTAATAAAAGACTTACAAGAGGACATAAATTATTATGAATCTTATAAGCGCAATTTAATTCAATACATAATTCAAAGGTCTTGTTTTCAATGTAGAACAAGATTTGATTCGCAACAGATGTTAAGAATTTTGAAAGAATTACTTGAAGTTAACACAAAGATATATAAATTAAAATATGAAAAACAAATACAGAGAGCTATTGAAAAAGGAATCTCCTAACTTATATAAGAATTATGAATCTATTATGTTAGAGCAATTTGAGTTGTTTGCCAAAAAACAATTAGATTATGGCATAAGTAATATAAGTACAGGTGCTGACTTAAACACCGAAGAGGGCAAAAAGTTTGCATTATCTGGATTATGGTTTAGAATGAATGATAAGATTAGTCGTTGGAAAAACCTTATTATTAAGAATCGAAAAGCTAACAATGAATCATTAGTGGATACTTTTCAAGACTTAGGTAATTATTCAATTATATCACAATTAATAAGTAAAAATCAATGGAAGAATTAGAAAACAACAAAAAGAAACCTGATGGTAGAAAAAATAATGGTGCAGTAAAAGGCATCTCAAGAGGTCAAGGAAGAAAACCAAAAGCGACTGAAAAGAAGTTAAGTAGCTTTGCTTTACAGAGTATGAAAAAAGTATTTGGTAGTGAAGAGAAAGCATGGTTAGAATTAGCTAAGATGTCAAAAGAAAGTTTCCCTCATATGAGATTACTTTGGGAATATAAATATGGCAAACCAAAAGAAAGCAAAGAATTAGATGTTAAGACTGAGGTTAATATTCCTGTAATAAACTTCTTAGAAAAAGAGAAAACTATTGATATTGAATCTAAAGATGTAGATGAAGAATCTGAATCTAAATAAAAAGTATCAAGCTCTATTCAATTCAAAGAATAGATATTTTGTAATTACTGGTGGTCGTGGAAGTGGAAAGTCATTTGCAGTCAATACCTTCTTAGTATTACTAACTTTTGAAAAAGGACATAGAATATTGTTTACTCGTTTTACGATGACTTCGGCAGGTATGTCTATTATACCTGAATTTATTGAGAAGCTAGAATTAATGGGTATTGCTCAACAATTTACCATAACTAAAACAGAAATAATAAATAATTTAACAGGCAGTTCAATATACTTTTCTGGTATTAGAACAAGTAGTGGAGACCAAACTGCAAAGCTAAAATCAATTCAAGGGGTATCTACATTTGTATTAGATGAAGCAGAGGAATTAACTGATGAGGAAAGTTTTGACAAAATAGATTTTAGTATCAGAGCTAGAGAAGTGCCAAACAGATGTATATTAATTCTAAACCCTACTACAAAAGAGAATTGGATATACCAACGATTCTTTCAAAACAGGGGAGTTCCTGATGGATTTAATGGCAATAAGAATGATATAACTTATATTCATACTACATACTTAGATAATCTTGAACACTTATCTAAATCGTTTGTTGAACAAATAGAAGATATGAAAGTAAGGAGACCAGAGAAATATAAACATCAGATTATGGGTGGATGGTTGCAAAGAGCAGAGGGAGTTATATTTACTCATTGGAATATAGGTAAATTCAATAAGGATATAGATTCAATATTTGGATTAGACTTTGGTTTTAGTGTTGACCCCTCAGCTTTAGTTGAAGTGGCAATAGACAAATCTAGGAAAATTATTTGGTTAAAAGAACATTTTTATAAAACAGGATTAACAACAAGTCAGATATTTGATTTAGCAATTCGATATTGTGGTAAGAATTTAATTGTAGCAGATAATTCTGAGCCAAGACTTTTGACTGAATTAAAAGTAAAAGGATTAAATATAGTGCCAACAATAAAAAAGAAAGGAAGTATATTAACAGGAATTACTTTAATGCAAGATTATCAAATAGTCATTGACAATTCAAGTATAAATCTAATTCGTGAATTTAATAATTATGCTTGGAAATTAACAAATTCAATTCCTCAAGACAAATTCAATCATGCTATTGATGGAAGTAGATATTCAATTCAATATTTATTAACTCGTTCAGTACCTCATGGTAGCTATTTTGTAAAATAATTTACAGAGGTAGATTAAACTTTTTATATTTTTTATTTGGATATGTCATGTGGAATGTATAGTATTGTATAAACATTAAAACAATTATTATGAAAACAATTAAAATAAATGCTTATCAATTTGATGAGCTATCAAACGATTCAAAATTTAATGTAAAATGTTGGTTGGATGAATTTCCAATTGAATACGAAGATGAATTGCCAAGTGGCGAACTTGTTACAAAGTATCAATATTTTACGGAAGAAGATGATGAATTTTCATCTGAAACTTGCAGAATAAATGAATATTTATTTACTAAACAGGGTAAACCAATACATCATTTGAAGATATGAAAAAAGCAAACATTAAAGCAACCTTAAAAAGATACGATGAGAACAGATATTTTCATCGTGCAGACTTTGATATTATTATGAAAAATAATATTAAGATATTAGATGAATCCATTAAAAACAAAAAGAAATGAAACAAAGAAAACATACAATAGACGAGTTAAAACAATTAGTTTCTGTATTTAATTTCAGGCATCAATTTACAAATGATAGTGTACTGATGTCTGGAGATTTAAAAAAGTTAAACGAATTAATAGATAACTTATGAAACGAAGAGAAAAAATAATAGAATGTGCTGAGGGCATTATAGATTATATGTCTGAGCAAATGATTATGCCAAGAATATTTGAAGATTTTGGTAACGAGTTAGAAGCAGAGGAATATATAGAAATAGCAAACAAAGTCTATAATCAAATTAAATTAAGAATGTAATGAGCATAAAAGAATTAAGGCAAAAAATGAGTATGCTTGAAGATGAAGTTGATTGGTGGAGAACATATGGAGAATATGTTTCACGAGTTTATAGAAATGTAGATGCTGAAGCTTCTGGGTATGCTGATGGAGATGATGAATATAAAGACAACTTTAATAAAAATGCAGATAACTTATGAAAACAATTTGGCAAATCAGAGAAATGGATATTGAAGATTTAAAAGATGAGCTTACTGAATTAGGAGATAGAATTAAATATGATTATTCAAATAGTAAAGATTTAAAATACTTTAGAAAACTACAAAACGAATTTAATAATAGAATATGAGAACACTAGGAAGAATATTAAGAAAGTTCTTTGGCACAAACAAAGAGCAATATTGGTTATGTATCCCAAGATACATGGATAGCAAGAAAGCTAAGGATTTGTTCATTATGGACACAATAGAATTTTTAACAAGTAAAATACAAACAGATGACTAGAACACCAGACATAGTTAGAGTGGAAATAAACCACTTAAGACAATTACTAAACAATGCAACAGAAAAGAATAAAGAATATGAAAATAAAATTGCAGAGTTAGAAGCTAAACTTGATGTATATCATAAAAACTTAGAGCATGAGTACAGAAAGCAAAATGTTTAATTATATTTTTGCCATAAAAGAACATGGCGAAAACATATATTTAAAAGAATTTAAAACTGATAGAACTCCTGAATGGACTAAATCAGAATATTGTAGAAACAGGAAAATAGAATATATGAATCTATTATCTAAAGAAGAATATAACACTTATTACAAAGATTTAAAACAATGAAAACAACTTTAGAAGAATTAAAAGAATATAATAGAAGTTTAATATCTACACCAAGAGGTAATGATTTAAATACACTAGAAAATGATGTGTTAATTGAAGTAACATCTCATTGGCAAATAAAAGGAGAGGAGAAAGAGAATAGTGAGGTTTTAGCGAGGTTAGAGATATATAGTTATACAATTACTCAACAAGAGTTAGAAGTGTTGTTAGAATCGCTTAAAATGATTTATACACTACATCCTGATGGAGAGATAAAAATGAAAGTAATTCATAATCACGATTACTTAAATTGTTAATTCAATAGCTATGCAACATAAATTTGTTAGAGAGCTTGTAGTGTTTAAATTTAAAAGTATTCGTAAAGCTACAAAAAGAGCTAAGTTGTTTGTTGATTATGATAATTCAATGGTTTGGATACCAAATTATATGATATTTAGGTATAATTGGAATAAAGAAAAAAAAGTTGTAAATGTCATGTGTCCTAAAAAACATTTAGTTACAATTTTAAATCAACCAAGACATAAATACGAATATAAAAGGCACGATAAAAATAAATTTAATACATAAATTCAATATACATAAATTTAATCCATGTTTTTACCCCTGTCAATTTAATAGCAATTCGATGGGGGTTTTTTATAACCTATAAATATAAATAAAAATTATTTACACTTGACATTTGGTCATATGGAATATTATAGTTAACTTGCCAATGTTTAACTAAAAATATATAACATGGAAACAAAACAAAAAACATTTACAGAATTCACTCCGATTGGCAAAACTTATTGGAATGATGAGGGGTTTTATCAAAAAGAATATACTGAGCATTATGATTGGTATGTCCCAAATTCAGGCGATGCGCCAACAATTCATGGCGAATTATTAAGAGCAGTTTCAAGGTTACATTACGATTATTTTAACAATGGTAATTGCAATGTGCAAGAGGTGATTGAAGAAGATTGTCCTGATTGTTATGGTACAGGTTGGCAAGAAAGTGATTATGATGATGAAGAAGAAATTGATTGCTCAAGTTGTGGTGGTAATTGCACTTGGGAAACAGGGGTTGAAATCAATGAGTATTATCAAAGAATGATTGACTTTCTACAAGAATATTCTAATGCCCAAAACGAGATTGATGAGTTGGTTAAATTTTTAACCGATTATTATCATTATAGAAAACCTAATTTATTTGCTGAAAAGAATGAGCAACTTTATACAAGATTGGTCGATAAAATCATGCAACAGATTTTAACTGAAGGTAAAGATGGAAATAAACCGAACCCTAAATTTAAAAACATATAATATGCACAGAATAGAAAGAAACATTTTGCACCACGCAAAACAAAATAGAGAATTAAGAAAATATTTAATGCACAGAGACGAAATGTCTAACGGAATTATAAAAAGAACTTATTTAAACAAAGATGGTTCAATTCATAGTGTTAGATATTTTTAAAAAATTATGTTCATGTTTTTTAAGGGGGTCAATTTAGACCCTCTTTTTTTTGTGTTTGATTTAAATAATTTAACATAATGTAAGTTATAATTCATTTTATAAATACTAAAAGTTAGATATTGTATTAAATCTCCATATGCCAAATAAAGCGCTTTTTAAGCGATTTAACGAATTATCTATGTTCTGTAATATATTACCCTTCAAAAAAAAAGTTATGCCAATAGCGACAATTTTCCTGAGGTAGAAAAATGACCATAAAAAAAATATTTAATAAAACACTTGCATATGTCAGTTGCGTTTTGTAGTATTGAAAATATTAATTTTAAACTATAAAATATGAAAATACCTAAAGACACAAACTTTGTAAATTACAATGATTTGAACCCACTTCAACAAAAGTACATTGATGATTGCCTTTTGTTAGAAAACATGGGTTTGCCAAATGATTTATTTGATGACTTGTATAGAGCAATATATAAAATAGAAAACAAAAAATAATTTAAAACAACAAAAACATGGCAATTAAAAAACACACATTAGAACGAGCACAAAGACACACCGACAGAGATTTGTCGATGCTGACTGACTCAGGAGTCGTAAATTGTTTAATATCTACAATTGAAGAACTCAAAAGAGAAATATTAAAAGAATGTCGGGACCAAATATCTGATTATTCAGATGATATATAGAACCATTTAAAACAATAAAAACATGGGAAAAGATTTAATAATTGGTGGACTCATTAGAAACATGAGAAAGCAAGAAAAAGCACCTAAAGACAAATTTAAACATTTAGTCAAGTTGGGAAATGTAATTGATTTTACTTGGTGGGATTTGTATGGCAAAGGACAAGCAGAAAGAGTAATTGTCAGCACAGATAGTGAGGGCAGACCTCAAGTTAAATTCAAAGATACTTATTGGACCATAGAATGGATTGAGATTGTTGATATAAAGGAGCATGGTTGGTACACAAAAGAAAGGATTGAGAGATATAAAAAAGATGTTGAAACCCATATTGACATATCATTAGAAAATGATAAGGATGTTTTGTGGTGGAGTGTTGAAGAATATCTTTATCATCACACTAACGATTGTGAATCTGATTGGGAGGGCGAAGATGATTGTGATTGTGAAGATGATTAAATAAATTCAATACTTAAAAATTCAATACCCTGTGAATTCAATATGAATTTAACGGGGTTTTTTTGTGCTTAATTTTGGCAAGATATATCAAACCTAATTTATAAAGCTAATAAAAAAATAATTAAAAAAGTTCTTGCATATGTCAGTTGCGTTTCGTAATATTGTTTCTAAGTTCATTGACATCTCGGAAAACAAAGTAAAATCTAAAATTTAAAAACATGGAAAAACAAATTTTAAAAGTTATTAATTCTGATACTTTCGCAGTTTATCAAGGATACACAAAGGAGCATATTAAAAATATGTCTGGAAAAAGTATTTTTGAGCAAGGCGCAAGACAGACACAAAATGGCAAACATTTATTAATGTGTTATAAAATTGCCGAAGGGATTTTTAACCCTTACCATATTTGGTTTAATAATAAATCAAAAGCATTGAGAGTAAAAAAATTAATTTCTAAACTATATGAAAACAATAATTAAAAACATGGAAGAAATACAAAAACAAGTTAAAAAAATTGTAATTGAATATTTAGTCAAAGACGGACACTTAAATATGTTCGCATTAACTGAATTTATTTATTTTGACATGAGTAAAGAACTCGGAAAGTCAATAATTGGATTAGAGAATTATAAAAAAGCTAACCCAGACCGAATAAAAGAAATAGACATGAAAATATGTTTAGCTCATGACATCGGAGGAATTTTAAGAGGTGATAAAATGTTTATCCCTCGCTCATTATCTTATACTGAATATTATGAAAACAATTAAAAACTTAATTATTAAAGCCCTTGAGATTTATTCTTTTGGGCTTTTCACACTCTTTTTGATAGTGTTGGGAGGGTTACTATTATTTGAGGTAATTATGCCTTTATTCTATCAATTTTTATTATTAATCTTTAAACTATAAAACAATGAAAACATTTGTAAGAAATTTAGAAAGCCCAAAGTCATTAAGACCTGTGGCAAATCAATTTATTATCTTTTCTGGTAATTATGAATACTTTCAGAGCTATGATTCATTAATAGCTAAGAAAAACATAAACACAGGAAAATTAATCCTTGATGATTATTACTGGAATTATTCTCGAACAACTTCAAAGTACAGAAATCAATTTACAGGATTAACAACAAAGGAAACTGAGAAAGCTATAAAAGATAAACAAATAATATTAACTAATTTAAATCAAACATGATATCATTAATTACTGGAGTGTTATTTATTATAACTTTAATAATCACACTTAAATAAAAGAGGGGGACACAAAGTCCCCTTTTTTTTTGCTTCAAAGCTATTAATTTAACATAATATTAATTATGGTGCATTTAATAATAATTAAATTTTATTAATCATTCTAACCTGTTTTTTAAATCTTAAATCATAGCTGTAAAAATCTAAGTTGTTGGTAATCAGTTAAAAAAGATTAATTAAACTAAATTTTTTTATTATTCCTTTAAATTCCACCCAAAAGACACAATTTAAGCCATTAATTCAATTCTAGTGGTATGTTACCCTTATTTTATTGTAAAGTACGCTAAAAAGCACCTTAAAATGACTCTGTGCGCTTGATTTAGTGTTATATTGATGAGTATGCCTGTTTGAAATCGCGCCAATGTTATTACTCCACTCTCTCTACAAACTAAGGTTTCCATCTGACACTTGTAAGTTCAATGTGAATTTAATACCTTTATGAATCTAATGGGTAAAATGTTTTATACTGTTTTGAATCATACTTTAAATGCCGCAGGGTTTTGTATTGATAATGGGATTAAGGTGTATCCTGTGCCAAAGACACAGACGGAGTTTTACATTGAAGTAGATAATAATGGTAATATTACAAGAAGTCCTAAGACTTATGGAACAAAAGAATGGAGTGAGAAAGTATGTGAGATATATGTTCATTATTATAAAAAATTATCTCCAAATGTCAAAAAGTCATAATATATATATTATATATATAATACATAGTGTATATAATACATAGTGTAATATAAACATAGTGTAATGCCTACATAGTGTATTACATATATGTTACATACATAAATAATAACATATTCTACCTGACATATATTCAGATGAGTAAGTTGAGATACAAAGTTTAAACAAATTATTAATTATTATATGGCAAGAAAAACTATTGAGTTAGAAGTACCTACAACTCTTGAAGATATTAAATTATGGCAATATCAAAAGTATATGAAAGTTGTAGAAGCTCACAAAGACGCTGAAGAAACAGAAGAGTTAAATAACTTTTTAAATATGAAGCTCGTTGAAATATTTTGTAACGTATCTTTAAAAGATGTTTCTAAAATATCTGTAAGAGGTTATAAAAGAATATTAGATATACTTAACAAAGCATTTGAAGAGAAACCTAAGTTAGTTCAAAGATTTGATTTGGAAGGAGTAGATATGGGTTTTATACCAAAACTAGATGATATAAGTTTAGGGGAGTATATTGATATTGAAAATAATTTATCTGATTGGCAAAAAATACATAAAGCGATGGCTGTATTATACAGACCAGTTAATTTTAAGTTGAAAGATAAATATACTATTGCTCCTTATGAAGTTAAAGAAAACATACAAGAAGTAATGAGAGAGATGCCAATGAATGTAGTGATAAGTTCAATGGTTTTTTTTTACGATTTAGGGAAAGCATTACTGAGAGCTATACCGAAATATATGGAGAAGAATCTGGAGAAAAAGAATATGCAACAGCTAGAAGTGTATTTGGAAAAAAATGGGGATGGTATCAATCAGTTTACGCACTTGCTAAAGGAGACATCAGCAAGTTTGAAGAAGTTACAAAGTTACCACTCTTCCAATGTTTAAATTATTTATCATTTGAGAAAGAAAAAGTAGAAATAGAAAATCAAGAAATAAAAAAGGCATATAGAACATGACAACATATTACGACATATTAGATACACTTAAAACATATCTTCAAGGTAATTCAAATATTAATACAGTTACAAGTGGAGATATATTTGAAGTAGATTTAGCTAAACAAAGTATTTTTCCTTTGGCACATATAATTGTAAACAACTGTACATTTCAAGAGCACGTTGTTGTTTTTAGCATACAGATTATTTGTATGGATGTTGTACATGATACTAATGAAGATGTTAAAGACCAGAACGATTATTTTCATGGCATAAATAATAAACAAGATATACAAAACACAATGTTCTTTGTAGTTAATGGATTGCAAAGTGCAATGAGAAGAGGAGAGTTATTTACTAATTTATATCAAGTTGAATCAGATTTTTCGGCAAATGTATTTGAAGATAGATTTGAGAATCTACTTGCTGGTTGGTCAATGGAGTTTGATGTAATAGTGCCAAACAATCAAATATCAGATATTAATGCTAACGGACAATCACCTTGCTAATGAGTTTTAGATTTAAAAATACAGAAGCATATTTAACTAATTATACAAAAAAATTACTTGTATTAACTAGACAAGAAATACTTAATCCACAAAAAAGGACATATAGAAGTAAATTATTTGGCAATAGAACAATTAATGCACCAATAAATTCAAGTGGTAGTTTGAGAAATAGTTTAAGGTTACAAAAGAAATTAGACAATGAAATAAGTCAGCAAGGTTTTATTGCAAATCAATCTTTTAGAATAGTTGGTAATTCTTATGGAGAAATATTAGATGAAGGTGGTAGTCCTCAAAAAGTTAAAGCTACTGTTTCAGGTTTAGAAAAATGGATAAATAAGAAACCAGTAAAGCTAGAAAAAATAAAAGATGCTACAAAAGTTGCTGAATATATGAAAAGAAAAATAGACAGATATGGTGTTCAAGGAACAGGATTTTTGCAGAAAGTTGTAGATAAACAATTTAATAGCATTATGGGTATTTTACCAAGTATAACAGAAGATATAGAATTTAATCTTGAAGACATTTTAATAACATTAGGTTATGATAAAAAAGGAGAAACATTTACAAGAAAAATAAAATGAGTACAGTAATAAACACAAGAAGTCCATATTATTTTAAAGTATCTAATGCAAACTTAGATTCTGTTAAATTACAATTATATATTTGGACTGGAACACACGCACAAAGAACAAGTGCTTATTTAAGATATACTATAACTAAAGACCAAAGACTAGATGAGCTAGACAGAGGAACAACAAGCTCAACAACTGCTAATAAATTAGTTGATAGTACACAAAACTTTAATACTACAGCACAAGTTGGTAGCTTTGTAAAAAATACAACAGATAATACTACAGCTAGTGTTACTGCTATTGATAGCGATTCTACATTATCATTAAGTGCAGATATTATGGCTTCTGGTGAAAACTATATATTATTTGCCAAACCATATGTTGTATTTGAATTAAGTGAACTTATAAGAGATTATTTAGAAACAGAATATAATAATTATGCTACTGATACAGTTTGGGTAGATGCAGATATTACTATATACAATTCAAGTGGAACTATTGTTCAAGTAAATAGTCAAGATACAAATACAAGTACGTTTTTAGGTGTAGATGGTTATGGATATTTTGAAGATGGAACAAATCCTAGAGAAACAACAACTCCTATGGTTTTACAAGATAATACAGATGTTTATTATTTTGATGGGCAAGATATAAAAATACCTGTGTTTGCAGAAGCTCTACCATTAGTTACACTTACGTCTTCAGCAGGTGCTAATATAAATTGGGAAGCTGCTAATGATTTTTGGGAAACTAATGATTCTACTTGGGGTTCTGGTACAACACCAATACAAATTGCTGATAATGGAAATACTAATCAAAAAATACAATATATAATTATTGAAGATACAGCAACATTAAATGATGGTGATACAGTTACTTTTGACACTTCAGTAAGTGGATATACAGATACAATAATTACATTGAAAAAAGTAAACGAATGTAAATTCAGTCCATTGAATGTAATATTCTATAATAAATATGGAGCACTACAAAACTTATGGTTCTTCAAGAAGTCTATTACAAATATCAATATAACATCAGAGAAGTTTAAAAATAATATTTTAGATATAGAAAACTCAGGAGGGACACCTTCTTATGCTTTAAGTAAACATCAAGAAAAGAAATTTATGGCAAACGGAAAAGAATCTATTACAATGAATACTGGATTCTATCCTCAAAGTTATAATGAGGTTGTTAGACAAAAGATGTTAGCAGAACAAGTTTGGGTTGATGACTTATCAAATGTATTGCCAATAAACCTAAAATCTAATTCATTACAGTTTAAAAAGTCAGTAAATGATAAACTGATTACTTATACAGTTCAATTTGATTATGCGTTTGATAAGATAAATAATATTTTATAATGCAAAAAATAGTTTTATATATAAAAGACAACGATGATGTATATCGTAGGATTGATATGTTTGATGATGAAACAATAAATCTAACATCAAAGATTCAAGATGTAAAAGATATAGGAAAAGTATTTACTGATTTTAGTGAAACATTTACAGTTCCAGCTTCAAGAGAAAACAATAAAGTATTTCAACATTGGTATAAATATGAAATAGATAATGGTTTTGATGCTAGAACAAGAAAAGATGCCATTATGGAAATGGACTTTAATCCATTTAAAAGAGGTAAAATATCATTAGAAAATGTAAAGCTAAGAGACAATAAACCTTTTTCATATACAGTTGTTTTTTATGGCAACCTTATAAACTTAAAAGATTTACTTAAAGATGATAAAATACAAGACCTACCACAACTAGATGATTATACACATGATTATAATAATACTAATGTTAAGGTAGGATTACAAAGTGGATTATCTTCAGGTAAAGTAATATATCCATTAATTTCACACACTAAAAGATTTTATTATGATTCAGCACAATCAACTCCAGAATATAGCGGAAACTTGTATTATAATACTACTGCCAATAATATTGGATTGGCTTTTGATGATTTAAAACCTGCTGTAAAATGTTTAACAATAATTGAAGCTATAGAAAATAAATATACAACAACAAATGGCTATCCTTCAAATATTGTATTTACTAGAGACTTTTTTGGAACAACTCCTTTTTCTAATTTATTTTTATGGTTTAGTAGAAACAAAGGAAAGATAGGAGGAGATGAAAACCAAGAAGAATTACTTACTCGTATTTGTGGAGACTGGGGTTTTTCTTCAGGAGATTTAGGATTTGCTGTTGATGGAGATACTTGGACTTTCTCAGTAGGAAATGGAGACAGAAGTTATAAAGGGGTACTTACTGTTACTACTGCTGGTGCAAATCAAAATATACCATTTAAAATGAAAGCTATTGATTATGTAAGTGGTAATACTTTAATAGAATCTAGCCAACAAGCAGGTGCTAGTAGAAGTATTACTTTTGAAGTAGCTGCTAGTTTTAGTTCAACTAATTATCAAGTTAAATGGATTATTGAATCTAATACAGCTATTTCATTTACACCAAGTATAGAATTAACAGAATTTATTGTTAATCCATTAACAGGAACGCCAACAGGTCAAAATGTGGCAACTTGGAATATTGATGGAAGTGGCAATTCAATATCTACAGTTAGTGAAATTATTATAACACAAAATGCTCCAGACATAAAAGTTATAGACTTTTTATCAGGATTATTTAAGATGTTTAATTTAACTGCTTATTATGTTGATGATGTAGGTGATGCTGATTTTGGTAAAATAAAAGTAGATACTTTAGATAATTTTTATGCTGATAGAGTAAATAATCCATCGGAAGGAGAATGGGATATAACTAAGTTTGTTGATACATCAAGATTACAAATAGACAGAGCTTTTGAATATAATGAAATAGATTTTAGCTATCAAGAACCAAGCACTTTACTTTCTATAAATCATCAAGAACAATTTAATGACATATTTGGTGATGAAGAGGTTAGACCACAAAATATAGATAGAGGAACTATTTATGATGTTGAAGTGCCTTTTGAACACATGAAATTTGAAAGAATTATTGATGCTAATCAATCAGGCACAAGTCCATATTCAGCAGTTACATCTCCAGCAGCATATATAACAGATATATTATGGGGATATTCTGCCGCAGGTGAATTTACATCAGATACAGATGTTACACCTAATACTGGTAATTATGAAGCTGTATTGACAAAACCATTAGTGTTTTATGCAATTCAAGAAACAGGATTGACTTCTGCAAAAGGAATTAAATGGATTTCTGATGGCACACCTATTTCTTTAACACAATATTATAGACCATCAAATACAAACGAAGATGCAACAACTTCAACTGCTGCTGCATTTACAATTAATTTTGATGATGAAATAGATGAATGGAACTTAACTAATTATGGTGGAACAACTAATTCATTATTTAAAAAGTTTTATGCTACTTATATAAACGGAATATTTAATGAGAAAAAAAGATTGTTTAAACTTAAAGCATATTTATCTACAGATATTTTGGCAAACTATAGATTAAACGATGAGCTTGTGATACAAGATAAGACCTTTCGTATTAATTCTATAGAGACAAACTTTAATACTGAGGTTAGTAATTTAGAACTTTTAAATAAATTAACAGATGATTAGAAATATAATAGACTTGTTAAATGCTTCTGATTGGTACGGAGAAGATGAGTTAATTGAAATTGCCAAAGGCAAATATTCTGCTGTTGGTAATTATAAAGAAATGAAAGAACAATTAAAACGATTGAGACATGGCAAGTAAAAAAATATTAATACAAGTAGATTTACAAACTAAAGGAGTTGATATTAGTGCTAATAAAGTAGTAAAAAGTATTAATCAAATGGAGGGTGCTCAAGCTAAGTTAATTGAAACCCAAAAAAAAGGTAGAGCTCAGTCTGGATTAAATAACGCTATATTACTAGAAACAGGTCGTTTAGCTTCAGATGCTTCTTTTGGTTTTACAGCTATTGCCAACAACTTATCTCAGGTTGTTACTTTAATGTCAAGTTTTATTGAAACAAACGGAAGTGCTATTGCATCTTTCAAAGAGTTAGGAAAGTCATTATTAGGAACTGGAGGGTTTTTAATTATTGTACAACTCCTAATTTCATTTGGTCCTAAATTATGGGATATGCTTACTGGAACTACACAAAGAGTTAAGGACTTAAAAAAAGCATATGAAGATGCAGCTAACGCAGCAGGAGAACAAGTAGGAAAAATAGAAGCCTTAACAAATGTGTTAAATTCTTCAACACAATCAACTTTTGAGAAAAAACAAGCTCTTGATGAATTGAATAGAAGTCATCAAAAACTAAACTTAGAATTAGATGAAGAAGGTAAATTAACAGAAGAATCTAATATAAAAATAAAACAATATATAGAAGTTATAAAGCAAAAAGCAAAAGCTCAGGCATTATTATCTTTAGTACAAAAAGAATATACTAAACTTATTGAAATGGAAAATGAGGAAGTTGGAGAAAATCTAACTTTCTGGGACAAAGTTAAAGCAAAACTTACTATTAGAAAAGATTATAATTATCAAAATATAATAGAGGAAAAATCATTAGAAAAAAGAAAAGAAACCACAAAAGAAGTACAAGAAAACATTGATAAATTACTTGCTTCATTTAATACATTAGACGTTACAGGATTTGAAGCAGATGTTGTTGATGCAGTAAACTCTCTTAAATCATTTAGAGACGTAGTAACAGACGAAACATTATTTGACAGAAAAACAGGTGTACAAATAATGGCTGAAAAAGAATTAGATACTATTGCTGAAACAGCTCTTGATGGACTAAAAATAAGAGCAAACACATTAAAAGAAAATGATAAAAGACAGAGAAAAGCATCTAAGGATTCTATAAAACTAGCAGAAATAGAATCTGAATCTAAAATACAAGCATATCAAGACACAGGAAATGCTTTAATGGCATTAAGTCAATTAGCTGGTAAAGAAACAGGAACAGGTAAAACATTAGCTATTGCAGCAACTTTAATATCAACTTATGCCGCAGCACAGAAAGCATATCAAAGTCAATTTGAATTACCAACACCTGATGCACCAGTTAGAGCAGCTATTGCGGCAGCAGCAGCTATTGCTCAAGGTTTAGCAAATGTAGCTGCTATAAGAAAAGTTCAAACTCCAGCAGGAGCAGGTGGCGGTGGTGGCGGACAAACAGGAACGCCAACAACAGTAGAAGCACCAGACTTTAATGTTGTAGGAACAGGAGGAGCATCACAATTAGCTGCTGGATTAGCAGGTATTACAGGAAGACCAATAAAAGCATTTGTTGTTAGTAAAGAAATATCATCAGCTCAAGAGCTTGACAGAAATATTACAAACAATGCACAAATAGATTAATTATAAAAATAGATTCAATATGAAAATAGTAGAATTATTAATAGATGAAGAACAATTATTATCTGGCATAGAAGCCATATCTATTGTGGACCAACCTGCAATAGAAGAGAACTTTATTGCTTTATCAAAACAGCATGAAGTTAAACTTGCACAAGTAGATGAAGAGAAAAGAATATTAATGGGTGCTGCATTAGTGCCAGACAAAAACATATATAGAAAAGATGGTGAAGATGAATATTATATATATTTCTCAAAAGATACTGTAAGAAAAGCATCTCAATTATTTTTAATGAGAGGTAATCAAAATAAATCTACATTAGAGCATCAAGCTGAATTGCATGGATTATCTGTAGTTGAATCTTGGATTATAGAAGATGAAATACACGATAAGTCAAGAAAGTATGATATGGATTTACCTGTAGGAACTTGGATGGTTTCTATGAAAGTAAATAACGATGAAGTATGGGATAAATATGTAAAAACTGGATTAGTAAAAGGATTTTCTATTGAAGGATATTTTACAGATAAATTACAAATGTCTGCTATAAACGATATAGAAGATGAAGAAGAAGCAAGAGAAATATTATTAGAGATTGCCAATTCAATACTAGATAATAAATATGAATTAAAAACATATAGTGATTATGGAAGCGGTGTTAGAAATAATGCTAAAAGAGGTATTGAACTAAATAAAAAAGTAAATAATAAATGCGCTACTTCTGTAGGAAAAGTTAGAGCTCAACAATTAGCTAGAGGGGAGAAGCTATCTGTTGGCACTATAAAAAGAATGTATTCATATTTAAGTAGAGCAGAAACTTATTACGATGCTAATGACACTAAAGCGTGTGGAACTATATCATATTTGTTATGGGGTGGTAAAGCAGGATTAAACTGGTCAAGAGGTAAACTAAGAGAACTTGGAGAACTAGATTTAGCAGAAGTTGGACCAGAAGGAGGAATAAAATCAAGTCCTAAAGCACCTAAATCTGATACGCCTAATCCTAATCCTAAAGGAAAAGGAACAGCTAAAGGTGATGCTTCAGGTAAAAAAGGAGCTAAGGTTTCTGCAAAAGATAGAGAAGCATTACAAAAAAAAGCAGATGACTTTAATAAAAGATATAAAGAAAAATTAGGTTATGGTATAACTGTAGGTATGTTGGCATCAGTATTTCAAAGAGGTCTTGGTGCTTTCAACACAAGTCATTCACCTAATGTAAAATCAGCTTTACAATGGGCACACGCCAGAGTTAACGCTTTTATGTATTTGGTAAGAAATGGAAGACCAGAAAATGCCAAGTACACTACAGATTATGATTTATTACCAACTAAACATCCAAAAAGCAAAAAATGAAAAAGACAAATGAAACATTAGGAAGAAATGTTCCAAATAACGGAAGAAGAGGTTGTCTTTGTAAAGATGGTAAAACATATTCAAGAAAATGTTGTGATGGAACTTTAAGAGCTCAAGGTATTGGAAGAATAACAGGAATAGGAGTTTTACTTCTTGAATCTGGAGCAAATTTATTACAAGAAAATGGAAATAATATAATACTATAAATAATGTCAAAAAAAATATCTCAATTAAATGCAGCTACAGAATTACAAGGACCAGAAACTTTTGCAGTAGTTCAAAGTAGCGAAACTAAAAAAGCAACTATAAGTCAAGTTATAAATTATATTCATAACACAGATATTACTGCTTCTGATGGTGTTAATCTTGATTTAGACGATTCTCTTTATGATGACTCAAGAATGATTAA